TCGGATTATCCTTTCTTGCCGGAAGCATTATACGGGGTATCGGGCAGCCCGACAAAATCCCTGTTCTCTGCCTTATCGCGTCCGCTTCAACGGCTATATTCTTTTTTACGTGGCAAATTGCACCGCTTGCAGTCATAACACTGCTATCATTATCAGCCATACACAGCAAAGGAGGTCTCACACAATGAAGAAACTATCATCAATATTATTAATATTATCGGTTCTGTTGCTGCCCTGTCTGATAATGGCAGCAGGGACGGCAACGCAGACATATGCGCCGGTATACTCAAGCGAAGGGCATACTAACCTTGCAACCTTGACTTTTAGCTGGACATCGGATGCAACAGGAGACGTAATATCAACGACCAGTACAACTATAACAGACCAGATAGCGGGTAAATATGTTGTCATGGCCGTTACAAGCCCGGACACAACCGCTCCGACGGCATCTTATGACATTACCATAACAGATGCGAACAACGCCGATATTATGGGCGGCAAACTGGCAGACAGATCAGCGACTCTCTCGGAACAGGTAAGCCCTTACATTGGGGCACTGTACGGCAAGAGGCCGGTTTCGGGTGCATTGACGCTAAACGTGAGCAATGCAGGGGATGCGAAATCGGGGACCGTAATACTATACCTTTCGAGATAGCGGGACACGTTGATGACTGAACACGTAATGCTGACTATCTTATCCGTGCTGGTAACAATCACGATCGGTCTGGTGACGCTGCTAATCGGCTTTATGCGCTCCGGCAAGAACGAACTATTAACCAAAATTGATAAAATGTGCCTGGACAATGAGAAAGATCATAATGAGATGTGGGACAGGGTTAATCACCATTTTCACAACGGCGGCGGCAACGTGGTAATCCCGACAGCGATTAAAGGGGGACATCAATGACAATCCCGCGCGGGTTCCGCAATAATAACCCCGGCAACCTCCGAGAAACGAAGGGGGATAAGACGCAATGGCAGGGCGAAAGAGCTACAGATGATGACAAAGGGTTTGAGGAATTCGAAACAATGGAGCACGGCCTACGGGCGATGATTGTTGTGTTGCGGACATACATCAAGCGGAAAGGGCTCGACACGATAGAGAAAATCATTCCTGTCTATGCGCCTGCAACAGAAAATGATGTTGAGGCATATATCCAGGTAGTATCACTTATTTCAGGTCTGCAAAGGGATGCGGTAATAGACTTTACCTATGATGATATGCACAGGCTGGTACACGCGATGGTTTATCACGAAAACGGAAGGGCATTACCTAACGGTGTATTTGATAAAGCCTGGGCAATGTTATTCCCAAAATCAAAGGAGGCAACAACATGATTTTCACGAAAGCATTATCATTTATCAAAGGGATTTTAGGCAGTGCAAGCGTAATCACGCCTATACTGGCGCTCTTCGGCGTGGCAATACCTCCGGCGGCTTTGGCAGTCGTACCGATGGTACTCGGACTGATGACCCACGCCGAAGAGGCACTTGGCGACGGCACAGGCCCACTCAAGAAGGCGGCAGTTGAGGCTGGGGCAATAGGGTTTGTTGAGGGTATGCAGGTTGCATCTACAGGTGGGCAAAAAGAGACCTGGGAGAAGATAACACCTGAAACAGTAAGCGTCCTGATTGACACCATAGCGACTGTGGCGAACGGTATAAGCAAAGTATCCGGCGGCAACCAGATATTTGATGATTCTCAGTTTGAGATCAACAAAATGTACGCAGGGGCGTGACATGGACATGATAAACCTTAAAACAACCGTAGCGGGCGCAATAGCAGGCATAGCTCAACTTGTTAAACTGTTCGGCTTCGAGATACCGCCACAAATTCTTGACGCTGTAACGGCCATTGCAACAATGATTGCGTTCTACTATGCAAAGGATCGAAACGTAACAGGCGGGGATAAGAGGCAATAACTATGAACGTACTCCAGACCGTAGCGCCGACAATCGAACCAGTAAGCATTGCAGAAGTAAAACTTCATTTGCGCCTTGACAGCGAAACTCTGGCGGGCAATCTCGCGGCTTACACTTCCCTTGCAGCAGGTAGTCACGCAATAGCCAACAACTATACAACCCATGTCGGCACAGCCGTTGAGGTCATAGGCAAGCAGGCCGTTGTCTATCTGAGACCTGTCAATAACGGGGCAGGCGGCACGGTAGACACGAAGATTCAGGAGAGTGATGACGGCACAACCTGGACAGATGTTACAAGTGGGGCCTTCACGCAGGTCACGGAGGCCAACGATACAACCATACAGGAGAAAGAATACACAGGGGCTAAGCGTTATATCAGGACAGCCTCAAAAGTACTTGTAGCGGCTTGTGAGTTCGGCACAGACGTGATTGTCAACGCGGCAACAACAGCAGAGGATGACCTTTTGACAGCTATTATTCAGGCTTCAAGGGAACACATAGAGGACATTACCAGAAGGGCATTATTAACTCAGACCTGGTATTACTACCTTGACGGATTCCCTTCCGACAAAGATTATATTGTGCTGCCTTTCGGCAACCTGCAGAGCGTGACATCTATCAAGTACAAAGATTCAGGCGGCACAGAAACCACAATGGCCGTTACAACCGATTATCTTGTTGAAACCAACGGCGAAGGGTACGGGCGCATTGTATTGCCCTATGGTGGTTCATGGCCTTCTGCAACCCTATATCCATCAAACCCGATCACCATTGAATTTGTTTGTGGCTGGACGGCGGCGGCGAGCATCCCGAAGAAGATCAAGGCGGCCTGTTTGATGCTGTGCGCGAAACTCTATGCGAGCCGGGGAGAGGACATTATAGGACAATCCGTGGTCGAGGATAAGACCGTTGAACGGCTCCTTGCCTCGTCGCGCCTGTGGGAGGAATTCTAAGTGAGATCGGGCCGACTCGATAGACGATTAACCCTGCAACGCCGCACGTTGACGGAGAACGACTACGGCGAGGCCGTGGAGACATGGACAGACCTTGCTACGGTATGGGCTGAGAAGATCCCCGTCCGGGGTTTTGAACGTTATGCGGCAATGCAGACCGTAGCGGAAGTTGAGGAAAGGTTCAAGATTCGTTACCGCAAGGACCTCACCCCTCTGGACAGGGTTATATGCGACGGCAAGACGTATGATGTGCTGGGCGTGATCGAGATCGGCAGGCGCGAGGGCTGGGAGATACTGGCAAAGGGAAGGGCCGAGTAATGGCAAAAGGCGCTTTCACATTTGAATTGAAGGGCATGAAGGAGCTGATGAACGCCCTTGACCAGCTTCCTACTATCTCTATGCAGAAAGGTGCTATCCGCAACGCCCTGAAGGATGCGGGCAGTCCGGTAGTAAGCGATGCCAAGGCCAACGTCCCTATTGATTCTGGACATCTGAGAGATTCTATCAAGATATCACAATCGCTCAAGAAGTCTCAGCGCAGGGGACGTTACGACAGGTCGAGCGTCACCGTGTATGTCGGTAGCTCAAGCCCCTTGGCTCACCTGATAGAGTTCGGCACCACAAAGCGCGTCCTCAAGGAGCCGCGCATTGTCACCATCGGCGGCAGGACGGTACAGATCACGCATACCGGGCAAGTCTCACCCCGGCCGTTTCTACGCCAGGCCTGGGACGCGAAGAAAAACGAGGTATTGAAACGCCTGGGTGACGCACTATGGCGGCAGATAGCGAAGTCAGCAAGGCGGCTGGCAAAGAAAGCGGCCCGCGGCACGCTGACCAGACGACAGATTGAAGGATTGAGTAAATGAGTGTCGATACGATCGAAAAAGCCATACGGTCAATCCTCATCGCTGATACGGCCGTGAAGGCGATAACGAACCGCTGTTATCCCGGCAAGATACCGCAAAACCCGGAATATCCGCTTATCGTCTATTACAAGGTCACAGGCAACCGTGATCATCACCTTCAAGGGCCGTCAGGACTCGCACACCCGCGTTTTCAGGTCGAAGCATGGGCGACAACCTACGATGCGGCAAAAGCTCTTGCAAACGCAATCAGGGGCGCTCTGGACGGATACAAGGGAACGGTCGGGGCCGTTGCGATCGGCTCAATTCTCATCGAATCAGAAAGAGACGTTTACGAAGATGCTGTATCGTGCCACCGGGTCATCATGGACTTTTTTGTGTGGCACTCAGAATAAGACAAGGAGGACAGGAAAATGTCAGACGGAATTATAGCCCAGGGAACGAAGCTGGAAATGAGTACAGGGACCGGAGGGGCGGTAACAACGGTCACGGCAGCTGTCGGATACCCCACGATCATCACGAAGGCAAATCACGGTCTTACTAACGGCACGGTTGTCACGCTGTCTGCTTTTACCGGGGTATCTGCAGCATTGATGAATGACAAGGTCGCCGTAGTCAAAAATGTCACCACAAACACCCTTGCTCTCGATATCGACACAACCGGGGGAGCTCTCACGGCAGAAAACGGTACGCTCACCCCTGTCGCGTATACCGAGATCGGAAACATCATGGATTTCGATGTCGTCGGGGACAAGCACAACATGATCGATTTCACTAATCTTGGCTCGACAAGATCGGTAGAGAAACCGGGCATCCCCAGGGGCAGCGAACTGACGTTTGCGTTGAACTGGACAGCCGACGATACCGGACTTCTCGCGGCTGAGGTGGCACGGGCAGCCAAGACCGAAAAGGACTGGAAAGTGACGTACTCCGATGGCTCAGTCCACTCGTTCAAGGGCTACGTCACGAACATCCAAGGCGGATCGGGCGGAGTTGACGACAAAGTGACCGGCTCCATCACCATTCATCGCTCGGGGGCTCTGACGCTGACATCATGAACCGGATAACGGGCGAAAAGAAAGTGACTATCAACGGGCAGGGCTACGTCATGCGATTTACATGGCGGGCCCTTGCCGAGATCGAGGCCGAGTACGGGGACAATCCGAACCTGCTCAAACCTGAGATTGTCGCCTCTGTTGCATCTGCTGGATTGCGGGAAAGACACCCGGAAATGACACCGGACAAGATCATGGATTTGTCACCCCCGCTCATGCCCTTCGCGCGTGATGTTCAGACGGCGATACAGTGGGCCTATTTCGGCAACGAGGCAATACCGGGAGTTACGGGTGACGTAAAAAAAAACCGTCTGGCGGATATGCTGTCGCGGCTTACAAAGCGGCTGTCGCGGCGGGGATAAACCCCGTCGAGTTTTGGGGTATGACCCCGTACTTATCAAAATTGGCAATGGCGGCGCTACACGATGAGACAGTAACCCGAATATGGATGCAGGTGAGCATGACCAGAATGAAGAAATTACCACCACTGAATAAGCTGTTGAGTAAAAAAACGGGACAGGATGCAGGAATGAGATTGAAAGCGGCGCTGATCGGGATCAGCGAGAAGGAAAAGGGGAAATAGCATGGCTGAGCCAATAGGAGCCTTACGCGCTGAGATGTCCGCCGGTTGGGCTCAATTCCAGTCCGACATGCACAAAGCCCGCGATGCCGTCAAAAACTCCGGCACTCAGATGCAGAAGAGCATGGATAAGGCAAAGCGGTCTTTTGACCTCACGTCCTCATCCATAACGAAACTCGCCGGGGCGGTATCCGCTGTCTACCTTACGAAGCAATTGATACAGATCGCCGACACATACACGTTGATGGACAACAAATTGAAACTCGTCACCGGGTCCGCCGATGAATTGAAATACGTACAGGAGGGGCTTTATCAGCAATCCCTCCGGTCCTTCTCATCTTATGAGTCATCCGTTGACCTGTACTCGCGCTTTGCGAAGGCCACCGAAACGTTAGGAACGAGTCAAGGTGAATTGCTCCGCATCACCGAAACCTTGAACAAGGCCATGATTATCTCCGGGGCAACACAGGAAGAATCGAAGAACGCCATTATCCAGTTGTCTCAGGGCATGGCGTCCGGCGTGCTCAGGGGTGAGGAATTCAACTCGATCATGGAGAACGGCAGCCGGATCGCAAAAATGCTGGCCGATTATCTTCATACGGATGTGGGCGGTCTTCGTGCAATGGCCATGGAGGGAAAGATCACCT